GTCTGGTAGTGCTTGTCAATGCGCTGGCCGCCGATGGTCAGCTCAACAGCCGCCACGGCACGCTCAGCCAGCCAGCAAGTGTCGGTCACGGTGTTGTTAGAGGTCAGGTTGGCCGCAACTGGCAGCAGTGGCTGCAGAGCCACATACATGTTGCCGACCAGGTCGCCGTTGCGGGCGATGGTCACTGACACACGGCCGCTGGAGCCAGCGGAGCCGTTCACAGTCTGCTGGATGTTCTCCATCGCGAAGTTGGTGTGGCGCTTGTACACCGCCTGGAAAAAGGTCACCTTGGGCTGGCCAGTCAGGTAAACATCCTGAGCGCCGTAAGCAACCAGCTGCATAAGTCCTCCCGCCATTTGTACTATACCCCAAGAAAAAAATTTGGCTTGAAAAGGTCGCGCCCCCGCGCCACACGAGCCAACCGAATTTCTTTCGTAAATTCAAATGCCCCGCGACGCCCCCTCCGAGCCTGAGATCCCAGAAGACGAGGAACTTGACATCGACGAGGACGAGGAACTTGACCTTGGTGGTGAGGTGGATCTCCTGGATGCCCTGAGCTCCATGCTGACCACTGAGGAGGGTGAGACCCTGGCCACCGCCCTTGTCAGCCTGAAGGATGCGACCGAGCGCATCGCCTCCAGCCTCGAGATGCAAAACAAAATCCTAGTTAAAATCCTGAGCGCGATGAAACCTGCTGCTGCACCTCTGCCAGAGGCGCCACCGGCTTAAAAATAACAAAGTCTAACATTATAAAATGGGGGATGCTATGATTATCGAACGCGAATTGACTCCTGAACACGCCGAGGAAATTCGCAACATCAACAACAACATGATCATCAGCACCTGGACCCCAGAAGATATTGAGAAGGAGCTCACTTCGCGTGAAACCGAACTCAATCTCAGGGCGAGCCAAAATTTCGTCGTACCTGAAATTGCGTGGAGACATGTGCTTGTTCCTCCGACACAGGCGAAAGATGCTGATGGATACCCTTCCAATTTTGACCCCAAACAGCTCCAAGGTCAGGTTCGTCTGCGGCGCGACCGGTTTTTTAACATGTGTCGTGCGATGCGTGCACAGGCCATTTTGCTCAACTGTGAATCTAAAAAGAGTTTCGATGTCAACTCGAATGAAATGACCATCGCGAACCGAATTTCTCGGCTCATCCGCCTGTGGCGAAACATGGGTGAACAGTTTAACAGCTGGATCGACAACTTTTGCGTGTACAACTTCCCGACCAACACCGACTATGTTGAACTTTGCCCTGAAATTGATGACAAAAAGTCGAGCTACCAAGAACTCCTCCTGTTCCTCCTGGCCGAGGCGTACAAGTACGGCTTTCGCCGGTACAAGGACCACTGTTGTACCCAGATTCTCAGCAACGGTCACCAGACCCGTGCCTGGAAACCCGTCATGGAAATCAAGGACTTTGTGTACGACGCGACTCAAAAGGAGACTCAGTACGAAATGTGGAAAAACCTAACATCCAAAGGTAACCTCGTGTCGGACGTCATCAAGCACCTCACAGCCTGTAAAGACTACCAGTTTCCGGAGATTAAGAAGAACCGTAACGTCTGGTCGTTTGCAAACGGCTTGTTGGTTGGAAAGAATTGGGACGAAGAGAAGAATCAGTACGGGATCAAGTTTTACGAGTACCGGAGTCAGGAGTTTGCCAATCTTGACGGCACCATAGTATCGGCCAAGTATTTCAATCAGGAATTCAATCCGTACACGGAGATTGAGGACTGGTACCATATTCCGACACCACACATGCAAAAGATTATGGACTATCAGAACTTCCCAGAGGATGTGAGCAGGTGGCTGTATGTGTTTTGTGGTCGTCTGTGTTTCGATGTCAACGACCTCGACGGCTGGCAGGTGATTCCATTTCTAAAAGGAATTGCTCGTTCGGGCAAGTCGACCATCATCACCAAGGTGTGCAAAAAGTTTTACGAGACGGAGGATGTCAAAACGCTTTCGAACAACATCGAAAAGAAGTTTGGTCTGGACTCTATCCATGACGGTTTCATGTTCATCAGCCCCGAGGTCAAGGGTGATCTTGCGCTTGAACAGGCGGAATTTCAGTCGCTCGTGTCTGGTGAGGACTTGAGCATTGCACGCAAGTTCAAGGCGGCCAAGAGTATGCAGTGGAAGACGCCCGGTATCTTGGCAGGTAACGAAGTGCCAAACTGGAAGGACAACTCGGGGTCCGTTCTGCGTCGTCTTGCGACTTGGAACATGACGAAGCAGGTGATGGAGGCGGATCCTCATCTGGACCAAAAGCTCGACACGGAGATTCCGGCGATTCTGTGCAAGTGCGTCCGGGCCTACCTCGACTACGCCGCCAAGTACAGTGACAAGGACATTTGGAATGTGCTCCCATCGTACTTCAAGACGGTCCAGAGTCAAGTGGCGATGGTGACCAACACACTTCAGCACTTCCTCGCGTCAGAAAAGGTGGTTTACGGTCCGGACAAGTGCTGTCCTCAGCGTCTTTTCGTGCAAGTCTTCAATCAGCACTGCCAAGAGAACAACCTCGGTCGCTGGCGGTTCAACCCCGACTTTTATGCAGGTCCCTTCAGCTCACGCGAACTCGAGGTCCGGACGGAGACGCGCACTCACAACGGACAGGCGTACGCCGCTCAACCCTTCATCTTCGGTGTCGATCTGGTCGCTGCGAATAATATTGTTGATACTTATTAATATGAGTCAAAACTCTGTATCGAAACTTCTCGGTAAGAAACTACCCCAAATAAACATGTCGAATATTTGGATCAAACAGTCCCCGAGCCCCAGTCCCGAAAAGAAAAAGATACCAAGCCCCGCCAAACCCAAACAGATGTCACCGAACAGAGCTTCAAAGGCGATTGCTCTCCTCTACAAATTCAAGGCGAAACAGAAGGGAATCGTCTATACAAACAAAGGGAACATTTTTGGCCCGAACAAAAAGTATGGATTTGCGCTTTCCAAACCGGAAGTGTACTGGTCGACTACAAGTACGAAGTTTGACAAGGAAATCAACTTGGCTGACTTTGCCAAGACGCCTCACACTGCAATGTACGCCGTGACCGAAGTGACTGGGTATCGTTCGACGAGAGACCGTCACACATTTCGCGAAACTTTGGGTACGGCGGCGATAGGGAAGATAGATTCGACAACCAGCTACATCAAACTCAATCTTACAATGCTTTCACCGAGTCAAACTGCTGCGGTAGTTATAACTAGAGGTGGAAAAGTGACTATAAGCTCGTCTGGTCCATGGGAGAGAGTCGTGCGTATTCTTTTCCCCGGACACATTCGGGCTCTAATTGCAAATGCTAAACGGACAACAACCATGAGCCGTTTTTACTGTAATCACACTATCGATATCAAATTCATTTTTGAAAGAATATTCCAATCAAATTCGAATGATATGAATGTTAATCAGGCAGATGTCTTCATGCACGAAGAATTACCGACGGCAGCGCATGGTATCGCTTTTCATCAAACCGGAATGGCCCCTGCACCAGTTCCAAAATCTACCAAGGGATTTAAATCTAAAGTTGGAATTGTTTTCAAAAAACCTGCGGTGAAACTGAACATCTTCAAAAATGGCACAATTACGGCAGTATGCGAGGATCCGGTGGATGGACCGAAAGCGTTCAAGAAACTGGTGAAATACATAGATTCCAAAGACAGTTCAATTTCGGAACTTATATTTAGTAATACACGCAGTGCACCTGCTTCAGTAAGAACAACTGAGAATCTGCGTCAGCAGAAGATTAATACGCGGTACCCTCTCGCCAATAGCTGGAACGCAGTCAAGTCTGGCTTTTATGTACGCCCCGGACCAAACGGTAAACCTCGCTTTTATGAGATTCCATCAAACACAACGCTCGTGCGAACCAAGGTGCTTCGTGCGTACGCAAATGCTAAAGTGAACATTCCGGCCCGTGTTAAAACGGCACTTGGCATCACCAATACAACCGTCAAGAACAAGGTGAACAAGCCGTCCGGGTTTGGAAATCAAAGCAGAAACGGCTACTATGCCAAACCAAACAAACAGGGCAAACCTGCTTGGTACAAGGTTCCATCTGGTAAAGCTGCGGCCAAGGGTGGGGTGATCCAAGCGTACAAACAGCACAGTATCAATATTCCTGCACATATTCGGACAATGTTTAAGATTTCAAATGCAAATATAGCAGGTTTCAAAGTGAAAGAGCCTAAACTGGCGGTGTCACCCAAAGGGACTGTTAGACTGAATGGCAAGCAGCTCGCGCGCTTCAACAAGAATGCTCTGCTTGAGGTGGCTAGAAATCTGAATATTGCGGCCGTGTCTGAAAAGAATAACAAAGACACGATCATAGCTTTTATTCGTGGCAAGTTAGGCAAGTAGTTTTATAACATCAAACACTTTGTACACAAGCTTGAATGCTTCGTCGCGCGTGCGTAACAGTGCCGGATTGATAATTTCGAGCTCAATTTGGTAGACTGTGTCTTGGTCATCGTCGGGGTCGTCGGGATTTCCGGTGATGCGTGACATGTCAATCCTAAGGTTTTTGCGAACAAAAGACCATCTCTCCTTGCTCTTTTGTTCTGTTGCCGTCTCCCCGTCATACTCAAAAGGCGTCTCGGATGAAATTCCTAGCCTCACATCATACTGCATCCCCCGGAGCTCAAAGTCATTCACAAGAATCCGACGCTTGACCACCGCCTCGCGCTCATCCGTCTGCTCGTTAATCTGTAGGCGTTTTCCGTCGTCGAAATAGTACACATCGTACTTGGCAAACTTCTTCTCCTCCCAACCTTGGTATGCATCAAGCGCGTCGAAACACTTTCGGAATGTGTCATTCCCGACATTCGTGTCAAACCGTGTTCCAGATCGTCTTCCGAACCGAATCTCAATTTCGGTCCCAGATACATTCTTGTAATTGTCAATCAAAGGTTCCCACTGATGAAAAAGTTCATACTCCATTTAAAAAGTAAAGTGACTTTTTCTCTAAGACGATGCGAGGCCTCGTCAATCTAGGAAATACTTGTTATTTTAATACGGCTATTCAATGTTTAGCCCACTGTCCAGCCTTGTCTAAGCACCTTTTTTTCAACGAGTTCAAGGGTGACTGCCCGGTGACTCGCGAGTACCAAAAGGTTGCCAAGCAACTTTTCTTGTCGGGAAAGTCTGACCCTGTCAATCCTCAAGAGTTACTGTCCGTGTTCAGAACCCAATTTTCTTCCTTTGCCAATAACGGCCAGCATGATGCCCAAGAAGTCATCGTGTGCCTCATCGACCTTTTTGAAAAGTCTCTCGGTAAAGAATTCATTCAAGACATTTTCAACGGTGAAGAATTTCAAGTGACTGTTTTTCCGGGTGGATCTTCGGAGACTAAAGAAACTTTTACGACCATGATTTTGGATGTGAATTCTGATTCAAAATTGGAAACTATTTTGGAGAACCGATGGAAGCACACCGGAGTGGCGGATTACACAGATGACTCGGGACGGACGCATCGTGTGGCTGCAATTGGCCGCAAGGTGTCTCGTTGGCCCAAGGTGATTGGCTTCACCTTTTCCATGTACAATTCTAAATTTCAAATTGAAATTCCTGAAAAATTCGAGGGGAGACATCTGTTTGCAGTCGTGCTTCACGCAGGTATCGTGTGGGGTGGACACTACGCGCTCGCTGTCAAACGCTACGGGAAATGGTATCTCAAGGATGACGAAAGTGTGACGGAACTTAACGAGCCTCCTACAAAGGGACCTTTTTACATGGCATGGTACCGCCCCTAGTAAAACTCTTCAAGCCTGATCGCCTCGCGCAAGTTTGTACAAGTGTTGTAATAAGTTCTCCGGTTGTTTGGGTAGTTTTTATCCGTCCGAACCTTTTCGACAAACCACCCCGATTGTCCGTAGCCACACTCCACAATCGTCCTGTCCGGAAGATCGGGCCTCTGGTTCGAAATGTGCAGCTCCGCCTCGATATAAGGCTGACCCTTGTCTTGGACCCAGAGTTCTCGCCCGTTCCGAATCATAAAGTCGACCGTGATGCGACTGCGCGGCTTCCACTTGAAAAGCGTCTCGTGCGTCCCCATACGCACCGGCTCGTTGATTGGCGTCATCACTATCCCGTCCGTCTCGTACTCGAACGAGTCAAGTGCGGGCAGTTGAGAGATGCAACCCAAAGGCACCATGTGTTTGACTCGCAGCTCGAAAGGGTCCCGCCTCGACTTGATCACCGCCTTGACAGCCGCAGTCGCAAACCCAAGCCGAGTCGTCAAAGGTTCATTCATGAGGTCGACACCCTTCGACCGGACCGCGTCATGAATCATGAAAATCTCACGCGAACCGTCTTTGGCGGTGACGAGTTCGCCGTCCAAAATGGTATCCTTGGGGAATCCAGCCAAGGTGACCAATTTTGTTTCAAAATTGCGATTTACAAGGAAAGAGTCTTTTGACCCGGGTGGACACACGAGAAGGTACCGGACCCCGTCTGTCTTTTCACACACGGCGTACGGTTGAACTTTGAGCAGAGGAAAGTGGCGCCGCTCGATAGACACGGGTTGAGGACCTGGAAACCGGTTCGGGTCGGTCGATTTCCATGAAGCCTGAATGTACTGTTTCATACTCATTTACACAGCGAATTCTCTAAGTTCAAGGGTTAACTTGGACCCCGGAAGCCTCAAGGATGTTACCTAAGCATTCATGAACATGGTGGCAGATGACAGTGGCCGTGGACAAAACTCCAATTTTTATACCCTCCTTTTTTAGGCAGTCAAACATAGCCTCGTTGTTGTTAAGGGGTAGGACGATCGGCACTTTACCCCCGCGAAGCTTCTTGTCAACCGGCTTGGCATCCATGGCCCATACGCGTGCCGAAGTCTTGAGACAGTCGTACAGTTGGCCTTCAACAATCGGCCGCCCGACAATCGTGTCAAAATCGAGGCCGCGCTGATGAGCAGGCTCGGTCGAGCCCGCCTTGGTCCGCTTTACGAAACGGTCCCAATTGATACCCTCCTTGACGGCTGGAAACACGAGGACATTCAGTCCGTGTCCAAAGTCGTCCAGCGCCTTGTTGATCGAATCGTTGTCGATGTTTGTGCCGTACTCCATCCAGATGATACGCTCGCCATTCTTAATCACCTTTGGAAGGGTCGCCTTGTCCTGCACGAAATGAATGTCCAGGTGCTTCCCGCGAACCATGCACCCCATGTGGATATTCATCATGGTGTGCAAAGTTGTGGCGCTGATTGACTTGTTTCGCGTCTCCGCGATGACATGTACAACCGGCATTTCATATTTAAAAGGACTAATCTTTAAACATCTATCTTTTGGCCATTTCGGACAAATTTACTTCCTAAAAGCATCAGAATAAATGGAATGACGACGAATGTTACGAGCCGTGCCGTTTCGGGGGACAGGCCAAATGTCGTGCGGGCACGGTGGTACACGGCACCATCAATCGTCTGATCACCCACATTGTCTGATTTAGAATCTTCGATCCAATCCGATTGGTAGTTGAAGATGATTACAAAGGACAGGTACACGAGTAAAACACCCAGTGCCTGAGTGTGTTGTTCGATCCGTAAAGTCTCATCGACACGATCCAGTAAAAGAATCACGAAAAAGATGACCATGTTCTTAATCAACAGGCCAACTTCTGGACTGAATGTGTGAAGCCATTGGAGCCATGGTTTGCTTGTAAACACAAATCCCACCGCTGCAATAGTGAGCGCGAGCTTCAGATGGATCATTCTAATATTAATATTTATTTAATGTACGACAATGAAACCAGTCCTGCTCGTCCTGTTTGAAGCTCTCGTTGTCGGTGCAGTCCTGATTGCGTTTTTCATGGGAATCAGTAAGTTTGTCAAGTCTCCGGTGCTTGCTGTGTTTCTGAGCGGTGCCGTATTTCACCTAGTCTGTGAGTACACGGGTCTAAACGCCTGGTACGCCAAAAAGTACTTTACTTATTAATTGCAAAATACAGGAGACCTGTAGCGAGACCGATCGTCACTGCAGTTGAAATAGCTCGTCTCGTTTTTTCTTGAGTGTCTAATTCAACAGGGACTGGAACTGGAACAATCACATGTTCCGCCCGTGGTGCTGGTAGGTTCGCGCGGCAAAGTGGGCACTTGGGGAGATAACACTGAATATGTACACGATTGTTACAGCACCCCATATGGACCAGCGTCCCTGACAAGGGTTCGAGGCACACAGGGCACTCGTCCATATTATACATTTTCCATTAAATTATCAAGAACAAAGCCCGCACCAAGACCAAGTCCAAACACGACTCCTAGGAAAAGAATGAAATAAGCAAACCCGTAGCTCTCCTTTCCTTCACGAGCCTTTTTGAGGAGAGAAACCCCCCAAATCAGAAAAGCGAACCCAATCACGAGGTACACCATCTGAGCTGCAGCAACACCTAAGCCGAGACCAAAGCCAGTCTTGACAAGTTCCTTCAATTTCATTTATTATTATGCAACAGTATCTTTCAGACGGTCCTCAAGCACGCCATGGAACCGGATGTTTCCCACATGACCAAGCACCGTCTGGACATCGGCGTAAATCTTCCCACCCATCTGCTGCCACCGACGGCAGAACGCGTAATCCTCCGACAGGTACCGCTTCGTGACGGGGTCGATCATACAGTCAAAGACTGCGTTATAAGTGTCCAGGTCCTTGTTCTGGTGATCATTGACACAGTTGAGCTCCGGATACTTTTCAAACATCTTTGTAAAGACGTCTCGCTTGATGACCATAAATCCTGTCGGGCCATCGAGAACCTCAACAAACCCATTCGTGACAGGACTGTTTTGGTACTTGAAATTCATGACGAGCGACGAAGAAACGCGGTCCAGGTTTCTCCCGTCACCCTTCTTGACCGACTCTTCCGCCTGATTGAACATGACGCACTTTTTAGGATATGCCGCGACCGACACATCATGCTCCGACTTGACGAGCCGAATGACCGACTCGGGATCAAAGTGAATGTCTGCGTCGATAAACATAAAGTGAGTCGCTTGCGTCTTTTGGTAAAACCGAGCAACCGCCAGATTCCGAGCCCGATGCACGAGAGACTCGTTTTCGGTCGTGTCGAGCATCATGTTAATCTTGTGCTCAGCAGCTGTGCGTTGCAGACGCAGAATAGACTCGGCGTACTGCTGGAGACACACGCCCCCGTAACACGGGGTGCTCACAAACAAGACAATGTCACTCTGAGCCATTACACATCAAGATGCCTTGTCTTTTAAGCTCAGTTCTGACCGGACAATAGACTCAATCTTGGAAAGTGTCGGTCCGGACACATCGCAAATCTTGCAAACCTCCGCCTTGCTGATTGGCAACTTCAAGTTTGCCAGCACGACAAACATGACTGCGCACGCCACCGCCTTGGGTGTCCGACCCATGAGCTTGACCGATTCGTCTAGGCTCTTACACGCCGAAATCACCTTCATCTTGATTCGGCTCTTTTGCTCGTCGGGAATGTGCGTGACCGAGTTGAAGAACCGGTTGACGAGGTTGGCGGGCGTAATCACATGCACCTCCGTCTCGGGGTTTTGCTCCTGATACATTTCAAACGTTCTGGAAATGTCCCTTGCCGGAATGTTGAATGCCTCGGCAATTTCGTGCGTCGTGCGCGGGACGCCGTGTTCTCTGCACGCCTGAAAGATGCAATTCGCCTTGATGCCATTCCGAACAGCGCCTCGCGTGAGGACGTTTTCGTTGAATTTTCTGTACTTGATTTTGGCGTCGTACATGATGGTTTCAGGTAAGCCCAAAACCTCTTTGCCGATCCGGTCCATCTCGCGGTAAGCATAAAACAGGCTGCGATCCTTGTGATTCCCGTTGGAGTGGAGTTGGCGAAACATGAGTTTTTGGTTGGTGCGGGTGTTACGAATGAGTGTGCCCATGTTCCAGGCTTGAGAAAAGTGGTCGAGGTTTTCAGGGCAGCCCACGCGGCACGGGTCAGGGCCCTCGTTGTCAGCACCGGACCGCCACTCTGGCTCGTTGGAAATGTAGCAGTCGTCCATGGCCCCACACGAAGTGCAAGTTGGCAATTCGATCAACATGCCGTGGTCGTCCATCCCCTCCATCACCTTGGTCCCACCGCAGTGGCGACAAATGTACTCACATTCGACGGGGGGCTGAACCACGGACTGCCGCAACAAGTCCAAACATTCCCAAGCCCGTGCCACTTCCATATTTGGAATGTAGTACCACTGCGTTTAGAGTCCGTGAACAAAACCTAAAATTCTTATATATGACAGGACTGATTCCTCCCGTCATCGATCCTTCCCGTGCCCGTGTTCAGGAGGCTGTGGCCCAGTCACCATTCAACATCTTCAACCTTATCGCAATTGCCCTGATCATTGGCATCGGCTTTTACCTGTACAAGAAGTTCATCGTCAAGTCGCCTCAGCGCCGGTTCCCACTGGTTCAGCCGGTGGCGCCCAAGGCGGAGGCGGCCGCTCCCATCCCGGCCGAGGAGGAGGTCCCAGCCGCTCCAGAGGAGGAGACTAAGGAGGAGTAAGAAACTTTTTAGCATTCTGAATCAATTTTGGTTTTAATTTAGAAATTGAAGACAGATGATTAAGAACATCAATGTCTTTTGGTTCGATCAAGTAGTCTCGGAGAATCTCAAGTTCCCCGTACTCAATGTACTTTCGTAAAAGTAACAGCGACTCATTATCAATGTACTTGTGAATGAGTCGATCTGATATCGCTTTGATTCTTTTTTGTCGCATGCACATGTTTTGGTGCTTGGTCCAGACACTTCCCGGACGCATTTTGTTCGGATTTAGGCGGTGACCAATTTCCCGTGCAGGAATGATACATCCCAAGACTGAAAAGTACGGCATGAGATCCCATGCACCGTCGTACATTTTGTCTTCGAACAGCTGGGCGTCACTCATCGACATTGTCACCTTGACGAGATCAACCCCTTTGGCATCCAAGTAATTTTCCTGCAAAATTCCCACCATGTTTCCAGGTTCGGACATCCTTGCCGACAAGTACTCCATTGGATTTTTTTTCGAATCCTTTGCGACAAGGCTCGTGATGAAATCTTTCGGACTCATGAAATTGTCGTGGTCGTCCGACTGAAATTCCAAACTTTGTAGTACACGCCGGATGTCACCATTCGCCTTGTAAATGACACTGTCCGATGCCGTCGGTGCAATCTTCTTAATGTCCTCGAATGTAGGAACAGGGAAATTGTAAAGTGCAATTTCGAAATCAAATTTGTTTTCAATTGGAATTTGAGATATGATGATAAACTTACCCTTTGAAGGTGGATGAGTAATTTCACGCAGGCCAACTAG